CCACAAAAGAAAATAATGGTGGTGTCGGCATCAAAGACAAGGGCTGATGACTTTGCACAGTTCTGTTTAAGACTGATAAGAGAGATGGAGTTGTTGAAGTGCCTCGATCCTGACCGTGATGAGCAGAGAAGTGCGAGTAATAGGTTCGATGTCCGTCCGTCAATCCCTGACCAAAGCCCATCGGTGAAATCTGTCGGGATTTTTGGTCAGTTAACTGGTTCCAGAGCGGATTTAATCCTTGCGGATGACGTGGAAGTTCCAAATACAGCGTGGACAGTGGGTATGAGAGAAAAACTTTTGTCATCTGTTGGTGAATTCAATGCAATTCTTAAGCCAGGAGGAGAGATTTTGTTCCTTGGTACTCCTCAAACCGAAGAAAGTATCTATAACAAACTTAGATTACGTGGATATACCTGTCGAATTTGGCCTTCACGTTATCCAGCTAACCCTGAACGATATGGTGATGCACTAGCTCCTTGTATTGCTGGAGAAGTTACACATAGAAAAGGTGATCCAACTGATCCAGATCGTTTCTCTGAATTAGATTTAGTCGAAAGAGAAGCTAGTTATGGTCGCTCTCAATTCAACTTACAGTTTCAACTTGATACCACTCTCTCTGATTTAGAAAGATTTCCTTTGCGACTAAATGATTTAGTTGTGATGGAGATAAAGGATCATGCACCTGAGAAAATTGTATGGTCGTCAGGAGCTGACTATAGAATTAGTGACTTGCCTGCGGTGGGGTTCAGCGGAGATTACTACCACAGACCAGCGTTTTTACATGGCGACTGGTTGGAGTTTCAAGGATGCGTCATGCACATTGACCCCAGTGGTAAAGGTGCAGACGAAACAGCCTATGCAATTGTCGCCCACCTCAACGGGAACTTATTTGTTTTGGAGGTCGGTTCTTTCAGGGAAGGTTACACGGAAACTGTTTTAAAAGGTTTAGCCGAAGCTGCTAAAAGACAGAAGGTAAAGTTAATTCTCCTTGAAGATCAGTTCGGACAAGGAATGTTAGCCAGTCTTTTGCAACCATATCTTCGTAATATTTACCCTTGTACGATTGAACCAACAAGAAGCAATATGCAGAAGGAAAGAAGAATTATTAATGCACTTGAGCCTGTATTAAATCAACATAGATTGATAATGAATAGGTCGGTAATCGAAGTAGATTCCAAAGCCAGAGAGAATGATCCAGTCGAAAAAGCCTTGGCTTACCAACTATTCCATCAGTTAACTCATATCACCGTTGATAAGAATTGTTTGCAACATGATGACAGATTAGACGCATTAGCGGGTGCAGTTGAATATTGGAATGAATCTCTTGCTATAGATGAAGATAGAGCTATTAAAGAACGTGAATCAGAACTTTGGGATCTTGAGTTGGCTGCTTACAAAGGCGAAATTGAGGGGGCGCTTGACGCCAAAATCCTTGGTATCCCCCTCGACCAACTCCAAAAAACAGGACGAACTGGTAAAGGATGGTTCTCTCTTGCGGGAAGACATTAAACCTAGATATTTTGTAGTTCGTTTGCCTGGTGCTTTTACTTCTTGTGAAGAAGAAGCTGGATATCAAACTGTTGTTTTAGCTAGAACAGCTAATGAGGCATTTGAATCTGCTTGTGAAAGTAATTCATGGGAGCTTCTCCCTTTTGAAGTAGAGAATGTTCATGTCTTTCCCAAAGAAGTAAGAATGTAATGTCGGTTCCGAAAATTGAAGTTCAACGAATACAAGTCCCAGTTATTCGAGTTACCGAAATACAACCACCTCAGACTTCTTTACATGTCCCACAACCTATAACAGTTCAATTAGGGTTTCCTGTTGCAGATATCCCTGGATGTGTTGAAGCACGAAGAGATAACAGAGAGAATAGTGCATTAGTAAATAACGACCCAAAAGGAAATGTTGTCTTATGCCAAGCGCAGTATCCAAGCTACAACGCAATGGATTACACGCCAGAAGAACTTGTATATCCACCAGAGGGTGAAACACAAAGATATCCACAACCACCCATCCCAGCAGCGGACGCACCTCCCCCCAAGGAAATCGAGGATTGCCCGCCACCTGGCGCAGCGGAAGTTGGAACTAAAATCGAGGATGGACGGAAAGAAATAACTGGATATCAATTAATAGGGAATCGTTGTGTTACTCAGTACGAAAAATTAACCCTTGATCAACAGATAATCAATGCCATACCAACTGCTCCTCAAGTTGTCAGCACTACTGGCATTACTCTTATTGCTACAAGTGCGGCTCTGGCAACTCCTCTTCTCCTTAAGGCAGTTAAGCCAATAGTTAAACAGATAATTAATAAGATAAAAAAGAAATTAGGAAAGCCAATTAGACCTTTAACTCCAGCAGAAAAAAGAGCTAATTCGTATCGAGAGAAGAAGGGCTTACCACCTCTAAAGGTTTAACATCATGTCTATGAGGTAAGACCTGACCAGGCTTTGATCTAACTATTACGTCCGCACATATTGCGTGATATGGAGAATTTTCATGAAATTCTATCCCAGCAAGCTTGAGTTCCCCGCAATTCTTTAATCTTGTGATTTCGTAATCTAGTCTTTTAAATTCATTGACTTCATCCATTAATCTGATTTGACGATCAACAATTGCTTTACATCTTTCTTGAAAAGAACCGTCTAAAGGAATAGAGAAATTGATGCTTACACCAAGATTGAGGGCATGGTTATCTTTCTGTCCAGTACGAGTAGCTACGTGGTGAGAGAGGGTTCCATCATCGTTATACGAAGGAGCATCGTACCAATATTCTCTAGGAAGACTATATGTATGTGAATCGGTTACGAAAGGTGACACAGTTAACATAGGCCCCTGACAAATGATATTGCCCCCATAGTGATTTGTAACACTGTTTCCAGGAAGGTTCTGGATTCCCATATTGGTTACACTCCCACTACTATTAGCCACGGGAGCTGCCGTAGAACTTGTCTGCGCTACGGCGCTCCCTCCATACAAGAAAAACGCTGCTATTACTGGGAAAAGACGGAAGTTGTTTCTGTGGTGGACTCTATATTTGTTGTTCGATTGATAGTGGTTATGTTGGACAGACCAGGGCCTTGATATGTTTCTACATATTGAAACGCCTGACCACCATTTGTGATCGTAACGCTTGGCCTTGTGGTGAGGTCTAAGCCTGTCCATGATTGAGTTTGTCCATCAACTGTTCCTGTAATGGTGGTGCTATTTGGAGAGATTGTTGATCCATCTATAGTTAAATTAGAACCGTTAATTGAATATTGATGGCCAGTATTATAATCGTGAGAAACAATACTTTCTACGACCGTTGAAACAGTACGAGTAGTGGAAGTCATGCTTCCCTGAGAGAAATTTGGCACTACAGGTACACTATAAGCAGGAGAACTTATAAGTAATAGTAGTGGCAAAAGCCGCTTCATCACTTAATAGTTAAAGCACTCTCTACACTTCCAATCGCAGAAGTACCAGCGCCACCAGCAGTCAAGGTGATTGCACCCTGGCTTGTAATCGTACCCGCTAAATTTCCTGCTACGCCAGCAGCAGTAGAAGTAACATCGCTAAAATTGCCGACTGCTCCTACTGACGGTGCGGACGTAGGAACAGCATCCCCTTGTGTATAAGACTGAGAAAAGGAGAAGGCCGCTCCTGCTGTATCTTGTGTCGCACTGATCGTTCCAGGCGAATAAAGGCCACTCGTAATTGTCCCCGTCGAGACGGCTCCCGCAGTTGTGCCATCAGTGGTGTCAATGTTTGATCCTGATACAGAAAAAGATGAGCCAATCCTTTCAGCAGCAGTTGCAGCAGCGTTAACTGTTAACTGAGTTGAAGTGGTTATTGCATGTGTTATATCAGCTCTAGCAGGAAAAGGAACTAGAATTAATACAAGTAGAAGAAACTTTTTCATTCTTTTTCCTCTAATGATTGAGCAGGTGGTTGAACAACTTGTTGAAGTTCGCCACCGTCAGGAGATTGAATACGAATAGGAGTTTGGACTCGAATAATTTGCTCACCAGCTTGAGCTTGAGCGGTATTAGCTGTATTGGCTGCCATCATTTTTTCCATATCTTCTTTTGTAACGCCACCTCCATTCTTCTTAGATGCAGCCTGGACGCCAAAAGTCGTGAGAGTTGAGGTAAAAATCGAGGCAATAAAGGTCGGATCGAAGGTCTGCTTAGGAATTCCTGGAACTTCAATGTACGCCAAAGTTAAACAGAACCCACTCCAAATGACTATTCCTAATCTGACCGCTACTCCGACCAAAGCAATTTGTTCTTCTTTATCGGGAGTAAGATCTTGAAGCTTTCCTAAGACTCCTTTTTTCTTTTCCTCTGGAACAGAGGAAGGAACGGATTGGTTGTCTGCCATGAATAGAAAGAAACACAATCCAACATTAGCGGTAAACTAAGAGAAATACAGACAAGACTATGTGTGGCTCAGGATTAAGTGAAAAAAAAGACAGTGAAACTTTAGACTTTCCTGATGATCAAAATAAGTACAGCTCGATAGCAGGAACTAGAACTGGATCATTTTCTAATAGATCACTTGGTCCTGCTGGAAGTCATGGTGTTTACATGGATGGAGATATTGAAAGCAATGGAACTCAAAAATTTATTCGTAAAAATAGTAAATGGGTTCCTCTAGCATGAATGAGATATGGGCAGCACTTGTTGGAGTCGCAGCAACTACAGTTGTAGTCGCTATTAGTAACAATAGCTCAAGAAAAGAGAGAGATATCCGTGAATTATTCCACCGAGTTGTAGCACTTGAGAAACAAGTGGCATCGTTAAAGCCAAGGAATTGGCGTGGTTAAAACTTGGGAATATTTAAGCCTTGGCTTGGTAAAGCTGTTGGTAAAGCTGGTCCTGATAGGTCAGGTAGTTTTATTGACTTTGTGATTTGCTCGATTGCTTGATCCATTAAAGCGTCTTTGTTTCCTTGGAACCAAAAGAAGCCATACGCCCCGCCACCAACAATAGTTAGGACACCAACGCCACTAGCTATTGCAATTCCATCAATAATTTTCCTCATAAAATAAGAGAAACTTAGTAAATGATAGCGTTTTTGCTAATATTTAAACACCTAGACCCTTCTTGCAGCTACAACGGCCCTTTGCGGAGGATACCCAGAGTAAATGAAGATTAGGTCGGGGACTCAAAACCCAATTCTTTTCATTTATCTAGGTCATTTCTATGGCTAACTTTACAGCTTCGCGGCTGGGTTATGTAAATAACACTGGTACAGCGAACTATGCTAATCTTAATGAATTATTCCTGAAAGTCTTTTCAGGAGAAGTGCTTACAGCCTTTCGTAAGGCTACTGTATTCGAGCAATTGCATACAGTTAGAACAATTGCATCAGGAAAATCAGCCCAATTTCCAATAATTGGACTTTCTTCAACTGCATATCATACTCCAGGCACCCAGCTAACAGGTAACGCAATCAAACATGCGGAAGCCACTATTAACATAGATGATAAACTTGTCTCTAACGTGTTCATTGCGGACATAGACGAGGCCAAGAATCATTATGATGTGAGATCTCAGTACTCAACTGAGATGGGCAATGCATTAGCTTATACATTTGATAAGAATGTAGCAGCAATGGTTGCACAAGCAGCACGTACTTCTACTAACGCTAATACTGACCTTCCTGGAGGTACACGTATTAAGATTGTTGCTGGTAGTAAAGCAGCAATTACTGGTACTCAGTTAGCTGCTGCAATGTTCTCCGCTGCTCAGCAGATGGACGAGAACAACTTGCCTGAGAATGATAGATACTGCGTCATGGCTCCTGCCGAGTATTACAAGCTCGCTCAGCATACAGACGCTATCAACCGTGACTGGGGTGGCCAAGGTGCTTATGCAGATGGCACAGTATTGAAAATAGCTGGACTACATATCATTAAGTCCAACCACCTTCCAACTACAAACCGTTCTGCTGTAACTGGTGAGAACAACACCTATCACGCTAACTACACTGACAGTGTTTCACTTGTGTTCAACAAGCAAGCTGTTGGTACTGTGAAGTTGATGGATCTCAAGATGGAACAAACTGGATCTGATGTTCATGCTTTATGGCAGGGTACATTTATGGTTGGTTCTATGGCTCATGGTAGTGGCGTTCTTCGTCCTGACTGTGCAGTTGAAATCTATACAGCTACTAGCTGATCTTTATGGGGGGCTTGTCCCCCCTTCTTTTTATTATGTCTTTACTTAGAACCTCAGAATTAGAAGCTGTCAATAGAGTGCTTCAGATGCTAGGAGAAGCTCCTGTTGGTAGTCTTATAAATCAGTTTGGGTTAGCGAAGCAAGCTGGTGATTCTATTAAAGATGTCAGCCGTAGAGTTCAAGCTGAAGGTTGGTCTTTTAATACAGATTACAATGTACCTTTAGATCGCAATACGTCTGATGAAATTGTTGTTGGAAACAATGTAAGTCGTGTTGTTGTAGATCACCTTACTTATCCTGATTATGATATTGTCCAAAGAAATAATAGATTATATGATCGCTTAAATCGGTCCTTTACTTTTACAGAAGATTTAAAAGGAGATGTTACATATATGCTTGATTGGGATGATCTTCCTGAACATGCTCGTCAATATATAATGACTAGAGCAGGAAGACAATTGCAAGAAGCAATCATTGGTAGTGCTGATTTAACTAAATTAAATATGGCAGCAGAAGCAGAAGCTAGAACACAATTTATAGAAGAAGAAACAACAAAAAGCGATCATAATATGATTAGAGGAAATCCTAATAGAACAGGCCCAATGACTACTTATATGCCTTCTCGTGCCGTCATTAGGTAATCATGCCATTAATTAGCAGTACAATTCCTAACCTTATTAATGGGGTTAGCCAACAACCGCCAGCATTGAGACTAGCTTCTCAGTCAGAAGCTGTTGTTAACTGCATGCCTAGTCCTGTTGAAGGACTTAAAAAAAGGCCTCCATTACAACATATTGCAAAATTGTTTTCTGGTAGTGCAGGAACTGGAAGACCTTTTTCAAGAATTGTTGATAGAGATGGAGACATACGGTATTTAATTTTCATTCAAGATGGAGATTTAAAAGTATTTGATTTAGATGGGACAGCTAAAACAGTTACGTTTCCAAATGGAAAAGGTTATTTAGATGTAGCTAACACAGCCGATCCTTCAGATAAATTTAGAGCAGCATCTGTCGCTGACTATACTTTCCTTGTAAATAGAGAGAAAACAATTAGAACATATTATGAGGCTACATATAGTCAAAGTGGGACGACTGTCACTGTTACATATAACAATCATGGCTTAACAACTTCTGATCGGATATCAATTGATTGTACTTCTGGGGCAGGAGTAGATGGTAAATATAATGTTGCTTCAGTTGTTGATGCCAATAGTTTTACATATACGGCAGCCGCTTCAGCAACAACAAGTGGGAACTGTGCTTATAACATTATGTCTCCTACCTTTGGCACTAAGTCAATGGTATTTATTAAGGCAGCAGATCATGTAACAACATATAAAGTCAAGATAAGAAGTGCTGATGGCACGTCTGTTTTGGCAGACGTAAGTTATACATCACCAGCGGTAGGTTCTGGAACTCCTGATACTTTAACTATTGCCACTAATTTAAAGAATTCTCTTGTTACTGCTTTAGGCAGTGGATGGACTTTAAATGTTGTTGACTATATTATTCAGATTACAAAAGATGATGGTGGCGATTATCAATTAGAAACTAGCGATACGAAGACAGGAACTTATACAAAAGCTATTAAAGGAACTATTGATACGATTACTGATTTACCTACAGTTGGTGAACATAATTTCGTAGTTAAAATACAGGGAACTAAAACGACACAATTAGATGATTACTATGTAAAGTTTGAAACATCTGCTGGTAGTGGAACAGGTGCAGGTATTTGGAGAGAAACAGTCGGGCCAGATATTGCACATGGCTTTAATAATTCAACAATGCCACATGTATTAGTAAGGAATGAGGATGGAACATTTGTTTTCAAAGAGTTTGAATGGTCGCCAAGAGTTGCTGGTGATGAGGTAACAGTCCCTAATCCTTCTTTTGTAAATAGTCAAATCCAAAATTTGAATTTATTTAGAAACAGACTTGTCTTTCTTGCTGATGAAAATGTAATCCTTTCTGCTGCTGATAGTTATGACCGATTTTGGAGAGAGACTGTCCAAACTATTGTCGATAGTGATCCTATTGATTTGGTTAGTGGTGGTACTGAGATCAATTTCTTGAATTCAAGTCTTGCTTTTGCAAACACACTTCTTTTATTTAGTCGTCATGGACAGTTTCGATTAGATGCAGGAACTACATCAATAGGTACAAGTTTGACGCCTAAGACGGCAAATGTAACTGCAATCACTAGCTTTGAAATGGAGCCTAGCGTTGACCCTATTTCAGTAGGTAGAACTGTTTACTTTGGTATTCCAAAGGGTGAATATAGTGGAGTAAGAGATTTCTTCCTGCCTGATTCAACTGGAGGTGTTCCTTTATCTGAAGAAGTTAGTTCCTCTATTCCACGATATATACCAAGTGATCTCACTACTTTAGTTACATCAGTTTCAGAAGAGGCAATAGTTGCTATAGCAAAAGGTCAACCTCAGCGTATTTATTTATATAAATTCTTTTTTGAAGATGATAGTAAACTTCAATCAGCCTGGTGTCATTGGGAAGTTAAAGGTAGTAAATCTATCTTAGGAGCTTCTATGTTAGATAGTGATATGTATTTATTGATTGAATATGCAGATGGTGTTTATTTAGAGAAAGTAGCGTTGAGACCTGAGACAGTTGATCCAGGTAGTGATATTGAATTGTTATTAGATAGAAAAACAACAGAAGCAAAATGTCATGTCAATGTTATTAATGCAGGTGGTGCAGGTGTTCAATCAATAATTAGTCTTCCGTATCCAACTCCTTCTACAGGATTAATGGCTGTTGTTGGAACTGAGGCTGCAAATAATACGTTAACTCATGGACAAGTTCTTGTTCCAAGTGCTGAAACAACAACAGGTGCAACTCAAGGTGGTTTCAGTGGAAATGCAACTCTTACTGTATTAGGTGATTTAAGTGCAGCTAAGTTTTTTGTAGGAGAATTATATGATATGAGATATGAATTTAGTACGCCTTATTTAAAGGAGCAGCCTTCTGCTGGAGGAATGGCAGTTGTATCTGGACCTAAGCTTCAAATCCGAACATGGGCTGTAGTTTTTGATGAAACATCTCACTTCATTTTAAGAGTAACTCCTGCGGGTAGAACCGAAGTCGAGTATCCTTATAATGGATTAACTGTTGGAACTAGTCCTCCTTTACTTGGATCTCCAGGAATAGGAACAGGACATTTCAGAGTTCCTGTTTTAGCCAGTAGTCTTGATACTAAAGTCGAGATTCTAAGCAGTAGTCCTTTACCTTGTAGAATCCAATCAGCAGAATGGGAAGGCTTCTTACACTCCAGAGCAAAGAGACTTTAAAGCTATCAGCTTATACTCGACCTTCTACGTTAGAAGATGTAGTTGAGTTAGCTAAGAAGATGAGGGAAGAGGATGTTGAAGAATTAAGAGCTACTGGTGATACCCCAAAGGGTTGTCTTCTTTATTGCTATTTGGCAAGCAAACCTTGTATAACTATGATGAGTCGTCATGGTTATTTGATGGGAATGTATGGAGTCATTCCAGAAGGAGAAAAAAGTGGAAGAATATGGATGTTAGGTCAAACTAAAATGACAGAAGATATTCGAGATAAAATTTGGTTTTTACGAGAGTCACAAGTTAGATTAAAGGAGTTACACAAGACATATCCATTAATGTTCAATATAGTAGACACTAGAAATAGGACTCATGTGAAATGGTTGAAATGGATGAAATTTACATTCATTCAAAATCACATTATGAATGAAGGTCATTTATTCCATGAATTCGTGAGGATTTAATTTATGTGTGGTGTTGCCGCTGTTGTTGGTATTGCAAGTACAGTCCTTGGGATAGCGCAACAATATATGTCGTATCAGCAAGCGCAGGCTGATACCAGATTTTATAATGCTCAAAGGAAGCTTGAATGGCAGGGAGCAACCTTACAAGCTCAGTCAAATAGGAATACGGAAAATATTAGACAACAGATGAATAGTAATTTTCAAGATCAGACTAGGGCTTTAGCTGATATTGCTTTTCATAATAAATCGACAGGCATTACTGTTGAACAACAACAAATCCAGGCAAAAGTTTCTAGAGAAAAGCAAGAAAGAGAGTTAGAATCATGGGAAGCTAGAGGTGCTTATACAGCTCAAGCACGAATAGGTTTATCTGTTGATGCTTTACTTAATGATGTTAAGAGACAAAAATCTGCTGCTGATTTCTTGACGAGTCAAAATAGTGCCTTTGCCTTTAGTAGGACACAACAAGATAGAAGAGTTGCTCAGGCGGCAAGAGGATCAAGGATTGCTAGTGCCCGTGATTATGTTAAGACGACTTATTTAGATCCTGTTAGACCGTTAAAGAAAGAAGCTCCTGGCTTCGCTCCTTATGCGATAGGTATGGCAAGTAGTGTGCTAGGGGGATTATCTAGTTATCAAGGAATAGAAAGTGCCAGAATTAATGCAGGTTATAGACCTGGTACTTATGGTTATGGAGAGAGTGCAAAACTGTAATGGCAAAGTATTCACTTGGTAAAAATGTCGGTACGACTGACAAAACAACTCATCAACGAGTTGCTCCTCAAGCTGGGGAGGATCAGGCTTTAGCCTTTAGAGGAACACCAGGCGATGTTAAAAAGATTAGAATGCCTGATGTTGTCATTCAGAAGTGGCAAGGTGATACTTATATCAGTAATCCAAGTCCAACATTAGCTCCTAAATTAGAACTTCCTAGTCTTAGAGGTGTATTAGCAGAACCTAATCGAGATTTCGCTAGGCTTGCAGATGCTTTAGGTACATTTAATAAACAACTTGTTAACTTTTCAACTACTAATCTTGATTATGAAACTAAGAGGACAGAATATGCAAGACAGGAAGCAGATGCAATTATTAAACAAACTGCTGTAGAAGGAACTTCTAGTCAGAAATTAGGAAATTTAACGGCAGAATTAGAAAGAATTATTGGAGATGAAAATTCAAGTAAAGATGAGATAAGTTATGCAGAAAGAACTTTAGATAGGATTAGAGCTGATAGTCGATTAGGTCCTGCAATAGAATCGAAATATAGGGAAGAAGCGGTTTTAAATAGAGCTTATACACTTGATAGTGCAGCAAAGACAGAACTAGTAAAAACTACAAAATTAGTTGATGGGGAGCAGGTTGAAGTTGAGGTTCCTGTTCATACACTTTCTCCTAATGATCCCCTTTATTTACAGTGGGCTAATGATTATGTATTTAATGACGATAGTAGACAATTAACTTCTTTTGAATATAAAAACATTAAAGGTACATTATCTCAACTTTTATCAAACAATAGAACTGCTCAAAGTAAATTATTTAATACTGAGTTAACTAATAAGTATATTACAAACGTTAATGTAACGACTAAAAGAATAGGTGAATTATTAAGAGACGAGAAAATGACAACAGAGCAAGCTGTTTTAGAAATCCATCAACTTATAGAAAGAGGTAGGTATGGAGCGATTTCAGGTACTGTTAAAAAGGAATTAAATGAAAATTTAATAGAGAATATAATAGTTGCTTATTTAAAAGATAACAATAGTGGAAGTGCAGAAGACTTATATCCATTATTTAATTCCATAATGACTGGACCTACTGAAAGCAGAGTAAAAACAAGAGAGAAGGAAATTACAATTACAACAGAGCTAGAGGCTGAACAATATAATGCAAATATAGGAGATAAAGTAACAATTAAAGAAGCTTATATAAATGATAATCAACGATGGATAAGTCAATTCCCAGCAGGATATTTAGAAGAGAGAGTTCGAGATGCTAATATTAAGCTTGCACTAAATGATGAAGATAGTCAAAGAGTACAAAATGGAATACAAGAGAATCTATTTACAAAGGTATTCGAAAAAGAGATATCTCCTTTGCTTGATAATCAAATAGAAAATGCTCCTTTAGCTGTAGAGCTATTAAATGAAAGAAGAGATGAAGCTATATTGGCAGCAGGTGGAGATTTTAGAAAAATAATTGCAATTAATAACGCATATGACAAGGGTTTAAATGGAATATATGGAGTATTTGCAACGGATTTTTATGACGATCGACTAGAGTTAGAAGCTGCGGTACTAGAAGCTATAGGTGATCCTAATAAAGTTGCGGCATTTAATATCCAATTAGAGATTTTTACTGAAAAATATAGGCATTATCCAAAGGCAAGAACTTATATAAATAGTCAAGCTGTAAAATATCAAGGATTATTTAAGGAACTAGAGACATCACAGTTAAAACCTATCAGTGATCTGTTAACAGCAGCGAGAACATATTGGATAAATGTTCTCGGAAAAGAAGAGGTAAGAGGTTATTCAAATATAGAAGAACAAGCTTATTTCGGAATAATAAAACAAAGAATTATTGAGGATTATTTAAGCGGAATTTCACTAGATATGAAAGAAGATGAAATAAACACGTATACAACGGACTATATAGAAGAATTCCAGAAAGATTCAAAAGCTTTTATAGAAAGATTCGAAATAAATTTCGATGAAAATGCTGTAACAAATCAACGACAAGAACTTCCTGAAGTTAAGGTTAGCTATCCAGGTACTACATCAGAAGGATTAGATTCTTGGGAACAGACAGCTCTTAATCAGGGAGAATTAAATACAGAGACAGGTTTATTAAATGAGCAGGGTCGAACAAGAATAAGATTATTATATGAAAGTGATTCAGCTATGTTTAGTGTAGCGGCATTAGATTCTATATTAACTAAATTGGTAACTGATAAAGAAATTGATAGAAGATTAAAAGTTATAATTAATAATTTACCAGCAGAAGTAAGAGGAAATCTTGGCGATTTTCTTATTGATCAATATCAAAAACATAATCGACCAATTAAACCTGAAGACATAGAAAAATTTAAGAACTTAAATTCAATTAAAATTTCTGATGCTAGTCAAGATAATCGTTGGATGACATATGCAAATAGATTCTCAAATGGTGGAGTATTAATAGCTTCTAGTGGAAATGTTTCAGGTTTGATGAGTGGATCTAGTGATGAAATAAATGATTTACCTGATCCTGTTTCTATAAATGAACCTGTAGATGAATTTATGCAACCAAAAACATTAGAGAATATTATTATTGAGATGAATGGGGCAATGGAATTCCGTGGAGTAGGGAATCCTAATTATAGAAAAGGTGATTATAGAAGTAGTGAAGAAGAAAATTTCTATTTTAATTTCCGTCCTCAACATATTCAAGGTGCAATTAATAGAATTCAAACGTTAACTGAGGCAGATTTAAATGCGTTAACAATAGGTGCGTTATTAGAAGCTGGTATAACTGATAAAGGGAAATTTGAAGTAGCAGCAAATGTTCTTTATAGATCTCATGAATTTGGAGATGTTCCTATCTCTCATGTTTTAACTGGTCATCATGATGTTAATCCCAATCAGTATGAAGCAATCTTTAATCCTATGGGAAGAGCTGCAAATGCTAAGCCTTATACAATAGAAATGTTAGAAGGGAAGCCTGATTTGATGCAATTAGCAGATCTTTTAGGATTATCTTCTTCAAAAGAGGCAGCAGCTATATACTATCTGTGGAGGGCTCGCTTTGCTTCTCAACAAAAAACCGAGGAATAACTTATGGCTGAGGGTACACAAGCAGTCCAAGAAGAGAATTGGGTTAGCTTCCCAGAAGGAGAAATTCCTAGTGAGATTCAATCGGTAACAAAAGAAGGAGAAGAATCTTCTGATGATTGGGGGGATGTAGATGATTTAGCACCTAAGCCTATTAACGTTAACTTTGAGGAACAGCCTGATGAACCTACTTCTGGTGCTGGTTCAATTCCTTTTGATGCTTCTCCTGATTTAAGTTTAGATCTATTTAACAAGCCTGAGAATTATTTTAAATCTTTTGGAGAAGGAGTTGAATTAAACACTGGTTTTTTGTCAGATGAAAAATTTTTAAGTGATCAATATAAAATTGATAATATTGATTATGAACTATATCAGATTGATCAAGAGCTTCAAATTCCTGAAGAAATTAAAGGAACTAAACTAGAAGAAACTATTAGACAGCAACAAGAATATTTAAAGAGACATCCTGATTTGCAAGATGCAGTAATTAAAGCGACTAACTCATCTGAGACTGGGCAATTTGATCCAATTCAGTTTGTGCAGGATGAAAGTATTCCTTGGCAAATTAGAGCTAAGATGTATAATTTATTGAATAATAGATTGTCTGAAGATAATGATATTTTAACAGAAGATAGTTTTCGAGGTGCTTTAATTAGATTTGGCGCAAATTTCCAATCTTCAGGTCTTTCATTTGTAAGTAATATAACTACAAATTTAGCACAATTGATTGCTAAAAAAGAAGGATATGGCCTGGAACTTTCAAAGGATAAATACCAAGTTATACCAAGTGGTGATTCAAGAATAGAAGGTTTAGAGTTAGCTCCTAATCCTGCAGATTTTCATTATGTAAATCAGAGAGTAGGAGAACCAAACCCTTGGTGGGTTAATGCTGTGAGCGCGATGGGACCAGGAGGCAGTTTTACCGGTAGAGATTTTGGTAAAGGGATTCCCCAAATACCATATCTAGATTCAGAGGGTAATCCTTATTACTTAACACAGGCAGCAATTAGTGAGAAGCTTGGTCTTGATGAGGATGCGACAGCTCAAGCATTGTGGGAACAGGGAGTATGGCCTCTTGCTCTTGAATTTACAAATGAAGTAACTGGAGAAAAAGTAATTTTAAATCCTGTTAAACCTGGAGAATTACATACAGAGCGTAGTGAACATATTAGTGGTAAATATTTTGATGGAGGTGCGGGAAGCATTCTTCCTCAGAATCAAAATATTTTAAATGAGAAATATAGAGGATTAAATGTTACATATGGGGAGGATGGTGAACTTGAGTCAGTTATATATAACGGGAGAGAATATTTAACAGCTAGGCAGCAAGATTTATATGGAACTGATATATCAGTTTATGATCCATTCGGCTTAGAAGGTCAGATACAAGGTGTTCCTTCAATTGATGCTAATGGTCCGTTAGATCCAAGGTTTTATCAGAAGGGATTTGAAGAACTCATACCTGGAATGGCTCCTCATATGCTTGCGATCATAGCTGTCGTTATGATTACTAAAGGTAAGGTAGCAAGTCTTCCAGGTACAGCGGCTGGAGCAAGGCTTCAAGCAACAGGTGCTCAACAGCTTGCAAAAGGGTTTACTTTAAAAGGTTTGCGAAATTGGACTCTAGGCGGCCTTGGAAAAGGTGCGGGAGAAAATGCTATAGCTTCATTCGTAGTTGAAGCAGCTAGTTATAACCGAGAGACAGGGAATGCTGTTGATGCACTTGTTCAGGTTTTTCCAGAGTTAGAAAGTAATGTAACTGAGATATTTAGAAGTAATGAGATTGACTCAAATAATACGGCTTTTTGGAGGACTATCGGTGTTAATGAAGGACTCTTCGGTATACCATTTGGTTCATTACTTGAAGTTCTTACAGCAGGTGGTGGAGCTGGTCTTAAGGGACTAAAGAGTAGTGGTATCCCTTTTGACCCTAAACTGTGGAGAGATCTTGGTCTTGATTTCAATATTGCTGCTTTAACGAAACTGGCAGAATTAGACGTAATGGGAAAAGCTTATCAATTTGATGCTTTAAATTTAAAACTAAATATTTTAAAAACTTTTACTGAAGAGGGAAAGATTGATTGGGGTAAAGAGAATCTAGGATTTAGGCTACCTGCTAGAAGTGGAGCTAATGATTGGGGACCAGGGGGAAGATGGACTAATTGGATTAATCAAAAGCAAGCAACAGGTGAGATTAGAGAACCTTTATATCCTTCAGGTTATGAAGAACAACAGATACTTAATGTCGATCAACAACCTGAGTCTTCTCCCACATTAGATCGTCAAGATTTAATTGACTTCAATATTTCAAATCAAAAAGATTTAATTACATCAATTAAAGCAACAGAAGAAAACATAGAAAAAATAACAACAGAATTACAAGGTTCTATTAATAAGTTGAATGAAGCCTTAGCAAGAGCAAATGAAACATCAACACCAATAGATAGAACTATTAATACTGAATTTGGTATTGATGAATCTTTATCTAAACCTTTACCAGGTGAAGTATCGGATGTTCCTCTCGATGAGATCAGCACTGCTCCTCAGTATTTTCAAGTCAAGGAATCAGGAGTTGGACAAGTTGAAGGTGTTAGTGGCTCATTGAAAGGAGCAGAAACCTTTGAACCTGAGTTAGCAGGTATTATTACTTTATGGCGTGATACAGGAGGAACGATTGGAGATCCTGGACGTGTTTATATTGTTGATGGTCACAATAGATTAGATCTTGCAAAAAGATCAGGCAATAAAACGATTTTATCTAGGTTTATTAATGTTAAAACCTGGCAAGAAGCTAGAAGTAAAGCAGCATTAATTAATATTGCTGGCACTCAAAGCTTGAAAGGAAGTATAGAATCTTTGGATATTGCAAAATTTTTACGAGATGATAATTTTACGCTTAATGATTTAGCAGCAAGAGGTATTAATTTACAAAATAGACTTGTAGCTGAAGCTGTTAGATTAAATAGATTACCTGAAGAATTATTTGGAAAAGTTAGCACAGGTGAATTAAGTCTAGCTAAAGCATTGGCTCTTGGATCGGCTGAAGGAGTAAATCCAGAAGCCATCATGGATATTTATAAGCTTGCAGTAAAACAAAGATGGTCAATTGGAAGGATTGAACAAGCTATTGTCATGGCAAGAAGTGCCACCGTAGGAGTAGAGGAAGGTGTATTTCCTGAATTAAGTTCTTACTTTAAGCAATCTAATATTAAGCAGTTATTAACTGTTAGAACTGAAGTTGTTAAACAGTTGAAAGTAAGAATTAAAGCATTAGCTCCTGCTACTAGACTTGAGCAAGCGCAGTTACTAGAAGGAGTTGAAGGAACAAATATTAATATTCAAGGAAGCAAAGAGCAACGAATGGCTACACAGGCTGTTCTCAATGTTTTCAACAGAGTGGCAGGTCTTGAAGGACCAGTAACCAATATTCTTACTGATATTGCAGCAAACTTAAAAGGTAATAATGCTTCTAAATTAGTGAAAGAAAGCTTGGTCGAGCTTGAAGAAGCAATCCTACAGGAATCTAATGTTCAAACTAATATCCCAAGAGGTGAGTATAACGAAGCAGTTACAAATCAAATTTCAAATATAGCGGAAAAGACTGATGCTTTATCTAATAAAGTTATTGAAGAAACTTTACCAAAGAGAAAGCCTGAACTTCCTGAGTTAATTAGAGATCAACAGAAATTTGATGAGACATTTCCAGCGGAAAAGAAAGACAGCATAACAAATCAATTAGATAAGGATGGAGCAATAACAAGTGATCCACGACCAATTGACTCCACTCCTCCTTCCACTCGTGTTACTAAAACAAAAATTCGGCCTGAGATAATTAAAGCTATTAAAGAAGATCCAAGGGGATGGCTTGGTGATGATGATATATGGGGAGAAGTTCCTGTTAAGGATCAAACAGTTGAGGTAGAAGCAGAAGAAGTTCCAATATCTGAGATTCAAAAGCTTTTAACAGAACGTCCAAATGAAATTCCTGTAGAAGATCTTGAGCCAGTCACTACATCTTTGTCAAAAGTAGATCCTAAAACTCCTCTTGATTTATTGATTAGATCTGCACCTGATAGTCAACAAGCATCAATAGCTATAAATAGGCTTGTTGATTCTTTTGAAAAATTTGCTGATGCTAGAGAAGCAGAGGGTAGAGGATTCGGTCCAATTGATACTGTAGGAGATTTTATTAATCTATTGAATATAGGAAGAGTTGCTATAGAAGAAGGAACACAGAAAGGTTTAAGAGATATAAAGACAGCAGATAGATTTGGAAGATTAGCTGCACCTTATGTTCAGAAAGCAGGTAAGGTCTTTCTAGAAAGAGCTATTGATGATATTGAAAAGGTTCAAATATATACAAAGGCTTTGCAATATGAGATAGGTAAGATTGGTAAAGGGATTGAAAAAAAGATTTTAGATGCAGGGAAAGAAGCGGATCGGGAACTAGCCAATATAGATAATTGGGAAGATTCAAAAATCATTGCAGCGGTATTTAATCGTATAGGACTGAAAGATAAAGGTGAGTTATTAATGCCAACAAAACGACCTACATTTGCGATGAGCTCTATGGGTAAGAACTGGGCTGGTAAGTCTGCTCCTACCTATAGCAAGATGAAAATCAAGTGGGAATCAGATGTAGATAAAGCTATTTATATAGCAACAAATCCTAAGAGAAGTAAGAGTCCTGATGATAAATGGTGGTATTGGTTGACAGCAGAACTAGGAATTCCAGAAGATGAAATTATTGATATAGGAATATTAATTAGAAATGAATTGAAAGAGAATTATGAAGCAGGAAGTACGTGGACTGTTAAAGATACTGACGCATGGAAGTTTGGTGGTAATACAGAATTTATGACCTTTGATATTGAAGATGCAAGATTAAAAGAACTTATTGAAAAAATAGACGAGGATCTACTTCGTAAATATCTTGATATTACTGACGCTAAAGATCCAGGTGATTTGCTTGCAAAATTTAAAGAGAGATTCACTCAAGACTATTTGGATTTATTCCCAGTAAAAGGATATGGAGATGCAACTATTGGATCTAGATTTGCGGGCCCACTTCAAAGTTTTGCAGAACAAGAAGCTTTAATTAGACAGGCCAGAAGAATATTTCCAGCAGGTAAGATTGAGTTTCCTTTTGAATTATATGGAAAAGTTGGAGATAGACAGGCATCAGTACATCCAAATCTTAAGGGTATGGAAGGTAAATTTGTTCCTATAAAAGGAGCTTATGAACCAGATCCAAGAGGAGCAGCACATGATTTAATTCGTGTTGCTCAATCATATGGTGCAGTACCTGCAAGTTTCAGTGAGAAGTTCTGGACTGTTACTCATGAAGCTGTTCATGGCGTTTTCCGCAGATTTTATACAAGGGCAGATGCTGAACTTCTTCTTAAGGGAGAAAAACATTTAAGAGAGATAGCAGCAATTGCGGCTCCACATAAGAAACAAGCTATTTTAAGTGGTGAAGAAGGATTTGGTGAGGTCGTTTCTTACGCTGCAATGGCATGGCATAAAGTTAAGAATCAATATCTATTACCAAAGAAAGACGTTACATGGGCACAGCCTTTACAAAAATTAGAGCAAGTTGTTAATACAGTTAAAAGATGGCTTGGAAGGAAAGGATATAAGACATGGGAAGAATTATTTGAGGCTACTGTTTCTGGTGAATTTGCAACTGTTAGAGAGCGAGGATTGTTTGGTCCAGTTGCAGGGCCTAATCAGATGAGAATTGGCAGAGATATGTATCACTTTGGAGCGATGAGTAGAAAGGTAACTGAAGATGTCGATTTTCTACCTGCCTTTGAAGAAGTTAACCCTGAAGATTTCCAAGCAAGATTGGGTTCTTTAAGACAACAAATGAATAAAGGTTCAGTAACATTATTAGATTTAATGATGTCTGAGCAAAGGAGACTTATTAGTAGAGGTAAGAATAGTAAAGGGCAATACTCTCCATCTATTCCTGGTAAAAGATTATATGTACCCTTAAATGAAGAAGGAATTATTTTATCTAGTAAAATCGTTGAAGATCAAATTAAAGATTTAGTAGGTGATCGTATTCAAAGGACTGGAATACCTGCACAAAATAGTTCAAGAATTTTACATGCGGCTAAGGAGTTATTGATAGGGAATGAAATGGCTACAGAGAAGATTATTAATTTATGGGAAAAGGCTAGAGGTGGGGATATAAGATCAGCCGATGAATTAATTACAACAGTTGCAATTGGTGTTCTTCGAGATCAGAATCAATTAGCAATTAAAGAATTATCAGTTGAATTTAAAGGAATAAATGATGGAGAAATACCAATAGAAGTAAAAGCAGAATTAGGTAGTAAGCTAACAGCTCTATGGACAAACCAACTTGTTTTAAATCGTACATGGGAACAGATCACAAGAAAATGGGGACAAATAGGTAAAGCAACACAACTTGAATTTGATACTGAGAATTTAACTTTACAAAGTAATACTTCATTGAATAAATATGTACCAGAAGAACTTGCAGAGAAAGTATTAACAGATGGATTAACAGTAGAAAATGGTCCTTTTGGTGCTGGAATCTATTTCACAACAGATACTGATGCTTCTTTAGGTACAATAGTTAAAGGACAATTACCAAAGGACATTGTTATTCTTGATTTAGTTGCAAGTAATAAATCCTTATCACAATTGTTGGAAGAAATAGGAGTTAATCCTGTCGTTGCAAAGTCTGGTTTAGACAAAGAACAAGCTTTAGCTCTTCAGAATTATGTTTTAGAGAAAGGATATGATGGTATTAGATTACCAACAGATTTAAGTCAAGTTAACATTGGAGATCAAATAGTTTTCTATGATGTTAATGCTGCGAATAGAACAATTGGATCAGGTGCTGCGACTCCACCATCAAAAGGAGGATCTGTTACTACTGAAGTAGTAGGGGAAAATGATTATAGAACATTTGTTAATAAGACAATTATGGAGGCAGGTAGCTTATTGGAAAGCAAGCTTGAGCCTGGAATCGTAGATGCAATTAATCGTGGAGAGTTAACAGTTCGAGCTGAGTTATTGTTAGACGAATTAGCTGAAACTGCTTTTGAGATTAATGGTTTACCTATAAAAGATCAGAAGTTCTATGTAAAAGATGTTAGTGATTTAATGTCAAATATTCCTGATGGGACTGGATGGCAGAGAACAATTGCAGATATTAGAAGAAGTGCATTGTTCTTGAATCTGTCAACATGGGGCAAAGTTTTCCTTGGCGGTACAACAAGGATGTTAGGTATGCCTATATCTAGATATGTTGGGAATGGACATCTGGCTAAAAAAGCAGAAGCAAAAGGAAACTATTTTGAGGCAACATCAGCACGAATAAGACAGCAGATAGATAAGGAATTATGGAGAATGATGATAGATGAAATCCCCAACGCACTTCGACTATCTAATAAATCTTGGAAAGTGGCAGAGGTACTAGTTGCGCCAGGAATGCAACATTTCCAAGATGCCAAGGTTAAACAATTTGGAGGAGTGGATGAGCTTGGAAATAAATTAACAGAAGAACAATTTAAGATGGCAGGAGAGAATAGAGCAATTGAAAAAATAACAAGGAGAGGTCCACAATGGTTTGAAAAACCAACTGCTAACCCTATTGCTTTAGCAGTTAGAGCATTGAATAAGTTTGGACCTACTCGTTTTATTTATCAAGCAGGTGCACGTAGAGGCTTAAGTGCTATTGATACTTTTGTTAGTGGAATAGTAGGACCAGCAACAGAAAGAGCACGTTTATTAGATATGGAATTACATTCAATGAGAGCAAAAGGGCAGATTATTGATCAAAAGTTACTGAACCTAGCCTTAGAAAAGGTCAAGAAGAAGATGAAACAAACTTGGGTCGATATGATTGTTAATGGTGAAAGGATTGAAGATGCTTATTTAGATAGTCCTTCTGCGCAGAACTGGATAAGTTATGTAAATATGACAGATAAAATAAAGGTTGGACCTGAGAAAAGAACTTGGCAATATGGCTTGAGAAAAGCACAAGAACTAGGAATTGATTCGACAAGTGAACAGATTAGATATGCAGAAGAATTTACTAAAACTAGAATTAATCCTGAAAATGTTTATTCAGGTAGGGGTTCAAACATAGTTAATGCTGGATTCCATCAAGCAAGAAATCTTGTTAATCTTCCATCCGAAATCATATCTTCTATAGAACAGAAATTCCCAATAACAGGAGCTGTAATTCCTACGAACAGAACAAACTTAAATATATTTAAAGCACTTATAAGATATACAGGACAAGGACAACATTTAATAGATACTGCATGGAGAGATATTAATCATGAAGATCCTAATATTGTAGCGAATGCACTTGGAGAATATTCAATTGGAGCACTCATGTTATCGACAGGAGTTCTAATGCAAGTTGCTGGATTTGAATTTAGTGGCCCATCTCCTACTGATTACAGAGAAAGAAAGCACAATGAGATGATTGGTAAGCCACCTCATTCAGTAAGAGCAAAATTACCTTGGGGTGGTCATGGTCCTTGGGTGAACATATCAGCCTTTGATACTGCTGCTCCTATCATGGGGATTATTGGTAGTTACATTTATCATATAAATAGAATTCCTGTTAAAGATTTAACTGAGGACAATGATGATCTGACAATGCTAATGGGAGTTCATATGGCTGCTATAAGAAATGCGTTAGGAGATGCAACTCTTCAACAGATGACAAGAGGCGCATTGGAATCATTGACTGATATGTTGGATTTAGCGGAGGGTATGTTAGGTGAAGGTGGAGAAGAGATTCGTGGTGCGAGAACTCCTCAGGGGTACGCTCTTGAACAATTATTTGTAGGTGGTTCTACTCCTGTCTTTGTGAATCAGGCAAAAATTGCAGTCGATCCAAATAAAAGGCAGATCAATGAAAGTAATTTACCTGGTCCATTAGCAACATTAGAAAATACTCTTAATGGAATATGTGCAAAATTACCTTATTGTTCACTAACTCAACCATTAGTTTTACATCAAATAACTGGTGATCCAATAGTTGTTGAGGGACATTTAGGATCAGGTCTAACTCAACATCTATGGGACCCATTCAAAATAGTTAATGGAGTACTTAATCCTTTAAATGCTTTCAAAGTAAGGACTGGATCAACAGATATAGTTGATGAAGAAATGGCAAGACTTCAAGGGCAAGGTGCTCAATTTATTATTTGGGATAGAAGAGTATTAGGAATCAAAGGAATGGTATTGAATACAAAAGAATTAAATGAATTAATTGAGATTGGCACTAAAGAAGTGAAGAATGAATATGGTCTTAACTTGCATGAAGAATTAACAAGAATCATTAGTGAGTCGAAAACATATCAAGCATTACCTGAAATGGGCGTAAGTGATGAGAGAGCAAACATTCATACAAGAGGTTCAAGAGTTGAGTACTTATATAAAACAATTGATGTCTATAAACTTAAAGCAGTTGAGATCTTCCTACAAAGACACCCTAAGTATCAGGATCTAATAGAACAAAGAGATCAACTACGATTTGAAAGGAATCAAATGTCTGACAATCTTGGACCACAGAGTAACCTAGAAGCATGGAGGTCTCTCGTTTCTTAATTTCTTATGCCTTACGCTTCCTGGACTGGTACTGGTGATGATACAACGAAGCAGTTTGCTGTTCCGTTTCCTTATGTAAAGAAGGATCACTTAGTAGTCACAATTAACTATATAGCTACTACTGCTTATAGCTGGGTGAATTCTTCAACTATTGCGTTCGATACTTTAAGTGCAGATACTTCTACACAAAAAGCATCAGGTGCTCCAAAGCAAGGATTTCCAATCATTATTAAAAGAGGTACAAGTTTAGGTTCAGCGCTTGTTGATTTTGTAGATGGATCAACTCTTACTGCTAATGATTTAGATACAGCAAATCTTCAGCTTTTATATGCAACACAAGAACTAGACGATACTGTTAATGCTGGTGTTGCTTGGTCGCCTCAAGGTTTAGATGCTAATAACCAGCCTGTTATTAATGTCCAAAATCCAATTAATGCACAAGATGCTGCAACAAAAACTTATGTTGACTCAGCTATAACTCCAGTCGTTAACTCCTTAAACACAGATACTTTCAAGAAAGATGGAAGCGTTGCAGCTACTGGTAATTTTGCTTTAGGAAGTAATCGTATAACAGGTCTAGCTAATCCAGTTGATGCACAAGACGCTGTAACAAAAGCACATTATGACGCTGGCATTGGTACAGCAGCAGCCTCTGCAACGGCAGCATCTAACAGTGCAACTGCTTCTGCGGCTTCGGCAACTGACTCGTCAACTTCTGCGACCTTAGCCAATAGCTATAAAAATGCAGCTTTAGCTGTCGCAAGAAAAACACATATGTATGGATTCAAGAGAAATGCAGCAGGAAATTTATTATTGGATTACAGCACTGAAGTAGAGAAAGATAATGTTGTTTATAAACAGAATGATTATATATATAAAAATTCAAATCATGCTTTCATTGGATTCAATGATTTGTTTTATTCAGGAGCATCACCTTTAATTACTAGCACCTTAGCTGCTACTGGATATGGTGAAGCGAAATGGGGGGCAGATGGGCCACCATTAAAGATATGGCTAGACAACGATGGTCATTTAAAAATGTTATTAAATTATGATCAGACTAATCAAGCAGGGGATGACTTAGGAGATGATTATACAGAAGCATATGGAACTATTGATTGTAGTTCTACAGCCAAACAATACTATTCAATAGATCATCCTGCTGATGTAGATGTATTAACATTATCGAATCATACTGCTGCTTGTACTGTAATTATTGAACAAGATACAAGGGCAGGGAAATCACCACTAAAAGATTTTAGAGCTTTCTTTGTTACAGCAGGAAACACAAGAGCACAAGCTGATGTTTATATGGATGCCACTAATAAAATCACCTTCTCTGTTCCAGCACCTGATTCATCCACACCTGCTAATGATTGGAAACATTTAGCAATAGAAGGATGGAGAGGCGCAGATAGTGATGCTGCCAATTCCTACGCTATGCTAGGCACAGTTAAGAAATCTCCTTATCTTGGGGATTATTCGATTAGAGTTACCACTCCTTAACCCGCTATGGCACAACTTGATTTAGGTAAATTAAAATTTACATGGAAAGGTTCCTATACCGATTCAACTGCATACGAAGTTGATGATGTTGTATTTGATAAGGGAACTGCTTGGATCGTTACAACAGATGTAGCAAGTAGTAACTCGACAGATCCTGAAGCGAATAGTTCATTCACTCGAATGGCTTCAGGTATAAATTATCGAGGAGGTTTTAGTTCTTCAAATACCTATTACTTAAATGATATTGTTTCTGAAGCAGGTACTTTATGGCTATATATAAATGCGACCGCATCTAATACAACTCCCTCAAGTTCAGCAACTTCTCATTGGGATGAATTCATTGCTGCACCTGGTGGCTTAATTACTACAACAGCAGGGGATCTTCCTCTAAGAGATAAGTCAGATACATTAGTACGTTTACCAGTAGGAGAACTTGACAGTCTTTTAACTCCTGTAAAAGATCCTTTGGAAAGTGATATTAAGGGTTTCTCTTATGTCGCAAACGTAGCAGGAGGTAGTGCCAGAACAGCTGTTCTAACTGGTATTAGCAATACAAGTACTGTGTTCGGAACAAACACTGTTAATGCAGGTGCTAGCAGTACTGCCAAAATTTATTTCTCAAGAGATCAAAGAAGATACAAAATCACATTTGCGGCTGATTCATCAGGAGCTACCTATTCACTTAAAGATCCTGCCCACGGTTCTTACTCAGGAGCTGGATCAGGTGGACGTTTAACAAATGCTCAAGGTGTAGTAGGTAATGCACATGTAACAGTATCTGCTTCTGCTACTACAGAGTTAGTCATAGCTCCTAACGCTTCTACTCCGAATACTATTGTTGTTAGAACAGAAGCAAACCAAACAGATATTGCGACTATCACAGTTGTTGATCTGAAGAAGATTCCACAATGGAAACCAAATACAAAAAAAGATAGAGCTGGTTCTAAATTAACTAACAATAGTTATAGCAAAAGAACTACTTCCTTACAGGCTTTACCTAGTTGGCTAGAAAAGTTTGGTAGAGGTGGTGGAACTGTTAGCGGCGCTTACCAATGTGCTGGGTATAGATTAGGTGCTTATATTGATGGCGAAGGAGATATTTGGAGCTGGGGTAATAAATATAATGACGCTAGTTACAATGGTTATGATGCTTTCGGAACTGGTTTTGCTTCTAGAGGAGCAGTCTATTACCCTATTAAAACTAAATGGCGTCTACCTAGATTCTGGAGAAGAGCTTTAAACGGTGTTCAATCTGAAGGCAAGTGGCTCTATGACGAACATGGTGTAGATCTTGGTTATGTAAAAGGTGATAAGCCTAGAGTTGTAGAAGGTAATTCAAATTCCACACATGGCTTATGGCTTTGTGATAACGGAATGGTATTTGCAACTGGATATCAAGGATATGGAGTTAACGGAAGTGGTTCAACTGCACCAACTAATCTTTGTGCAAAGAGTGTTGCATTTAAAGATAAGGATGGAAATGAATTAACAGGAGATAATAGACCTCGAATAGTTCAACTTTGCTCTACCCTCGGTAGCGATAACTTTGGAACTCAAGCGACTTATGGAGCCTTAGATGAGAATGGTCAGATTTACCTATGGGGTGCTAATAACTCTGGACAACTAGCTGACGATACAACTACAGATAACGATCATGCCAGGATGGTAAATCCTGCTCACTTTGCAGTATCAGGAACTAATAGAAAGATCCTTCAGCTCTATTGCATGGGAAGATATGCCTATGTTTGTTACTACGCTATTGATGAAGTTGGAGATGTCTGGGCCTGGGGAAATAATAACTCTGGTGAATTAGGAATAAATAGTACGACTGACGCTAAACTTCCTGTCAGACTTGGAGGTGTAACCAATAATGTTTTAAATGGCAAGGTGGTTACTCATATTCAATGCTGTAATGGTGATGCAGGTAATGTTGGTAGAGCTTGGTTCTTAACAACTGAAGGTAAGGTTTATGTCACTGGATATGTAGAAGACGAGGGACATTACTCAGGAAAATATCAAACTAATAACAATGACTTACTAATGCCAGTAGAACTTAGTAATGCCTCAACTGGATATAACAGTGTAGTTAATAGCACTGCACAGAAAGCAGTAGCGATATGGGTATCAGGTGGTAGATATAACAACATCTGGATTCAAACTGATGGAGGTGGAACACCAGCTCAACCTAAGATTTATTGTTATGGTCGAGTTCAAAACGGTCAGCAGGGTTCAGGTGTTACAGCTACTGCCCCAACAGCATCAGCAGAAGGTACATCCTTTGGTGCTGAACTCAAATTCAGGGACTATGGAGATCAGGTAAATAACACTACTAATAACACAAGACCAAACGAAACAATTGGATTCCAATGGTCTACAGATGTTCAAGCTGATATTGGCCCAGGCAAAATAACTAAGATCGTTGCTAATAATTATGGTTCTGATACTAATGCCACCACGTTAGCCCTGGATGAATACGGTCAAGTTTTCGTATGGGGTTACTCCCATGACTGGACTCTTACTCCGTATTCTGAGTCTGACGATGCAAAGGATGGTGCAGCCACTGAAACTTACCATCATGCAGCAACACCTTGTTGGTCACTACCTGAACCTATGGTTGATATTGGATTTACTGGTCATCACTCAGGCGCAGACGTAGGCTACTTATTAATTGGTAAGTCAGGTACTGTTTATGCTGGAGGAAATAACACCTGGGGCCAAGCTGGAAATAACAGCACAAGCTTCGATGGAGTTGAGCCCGTTAAGATTTCAACTGGAGGACAGGTTTAGAAGATCGAGGATCTTCCTAACTTTTTAATTACCTTATCTCTATAAGCAGGATCAGAAGAATATAAAGGATCAGACATTGCTGCTTCTAATTGTGCATGGGATTCAAATCTTTCTCCTGTATTAGTTGGAGTTTTACCTCCAATTAATTTTCCTTCAGTACCATTAACTGCTGCATATTTACTATGTAAGCCAGCAACAGCTAATCGAATTACCTCAATGTTTGGACTCTTAAGTGACAGACTAAAGGCTTCTTTCTCGGCATCAGATAAAGACTCAGCAGCCCACGCCATCATCTGAGTGTATCCTGTGTCTCCACCATATTGTTCTTTAATATCATTAACTTGGTTCTGAGTAATCTTTCCTTTCTGTTCTAAACCAGCAAGATAAGCATCAACAGTATCTCTTCCAAAGCCAGCTTCTTCAAGCTTAGAGAAATGTTCTTCAGTTAAAGTTCCATTGTCTTGGAAGTAACTATTCATTTCTACATAGTCAACTCCAGCCTCTTCAAACCGATCACCTACCCACTTACCATAAATGTCTTGAGGAGTTTCACCTTCTGTTATCTCAGCAGTTGACTGCTCTTCCTCTGATGGGGATGAAGTTTTTCTTTGAAGTTCTTCATAGGCTTTTTCTAACTCACTAACATCTTTATATTTTCCAGCCAAGAGTTTCTCTTCTTGGGCTGGCTCAGTAGAAATATCAGCAGGACTACCTTTAAGTTCCTGCTGTAATAGTTCTTCGTTTTCAGGGGAGAGAGCAGAAGTTTGCTCGTCCTTGATAGTAATAGCTTCAGGCATGTTGATAAATAATTAAGAGATTACAATGTCACCAGACTCAATGTCCCTTGTGACTTTAGGTGGCACGATGATTTTCTTTTTAGAAGTTTGAACCTTTGCATCCTTTGGAATAATTAATTCCTTTACAGATGCAGGTGGTTCAGCTTTAGGCTGTTCCTGTTTCTCCACTGGGGAGTCCTTCACTTGCTGCGTCTGTGTCTGGGAGGACGTTTGCGATTCCTCCTCCTTCTTGGGAGGGGTTAGCTCCTGCTGCGTATTGGGGGCCATAAGTTGCACCTTTTTCTGTGTAGTTTTTAACCGCTTGCGCAGCGGCTGGTGAAGACATAAGAGCTTGCATTTGCTCTTGCTGCTGCATTTGTTGTTGTTGTTGTTGTGCAGCCTGAGCTTCTTGTTGTAGTTGCTCAGAAGTTTTCACTAAGTTGGTCGTATCTATTGAAGCACTAGCAGCTAATCTTCGCAGCGCTTCTTCCATATTTAGATACTTCATCATTATCTCTGCACCTAATGCTTGATTCGCAGTGCCTATAAATTCAACCAGTTTATTTCTATCATCACCTCTACCAATAGCTTCAAGTCCAGTAACAGGTTTAGGATTAACCATCGCTTCTCCAGTCTTATTACTTGTAGGCATCTGAGGAATCTTCCCTTGTTTCTGCAAGATATACATCAGTCTTCTAATCAATGGTAGTTGTAGTTCTTGAGTGAGTATGGAATACAAGCCACCGATTGAAGTCTCAAGTTCTTGTGCCATATATCTAATCTCTTCTGCTGTTACTCTTTCTCCTGGTCTTTGAATTGCAGTGTTAAGTAAGAAAGCAAACTGCAAACGACTTTCAATTCTGTCAATTGTATTGTTTGCTAATTGCAAATCATTTAACTTGCCTTGACTTTGGAGAACAGTTACATCATTAGCTGATCCCTGAACTATTGCACCATTAGCAGCATTACTAAGAGTGCGTGGTCGTGTAGTTCCATTGGGATTAACCATGAACAAGACCTTACTCATAGCTGCGCTTGCTTCAAGTACGCTTTGATAAAGAGATTCCAATGCTGTTAGATCTCCATACCACTGCTCTATATATGAGCGACCATATTCTTCTGTATCAATTCTTTCCCATCTCAATGCAATGAATGGAGAACAGTGAGCAGGACAGTGACCTTCAGTCCCAGGGATTCTTTTGCCCTTTACTTCTTGATACCAATAACATTCTTCATTCTCATAGTGAACACATGTATGTATCTTTATTGACTTCTTGGTAGGGCCAGTCTTCTCTTGAGTAGTGAAGTCATCAGGTAAGAATCCTTCTGGCAATGCTTCAGGATATACTTCTTCTTCTACTACTATTTCTGTAACTGATCCCATTGGATCACGTACTACACAATATCTTTCAAGGTGTATAACTCTTATCCCTTCTGGATTTACATAAAGGAGAACATTACCTGCAACAATTAATTGTTTAAATGCCTCGTGCATTGAAGCACGTGCACTCATAGTTTCTAGCATTGTCATTACAGCTAGCTCTACCTTTACCAAGGCAGTGTCTAGCTCAGTCTTCATTGCAGGGTCTACATCTTCACCATGAAGCAGGAGACTATCTATCTCTAATTTGAAGAAAGGTGTATTGGGAGGGAAGAGACTCAGTTCTAATTTGGTACTGAGGTTGGCTAAACCTCTTGCACCTACTGATTGATATGGTGTCTTTAATTTACCGTGATCACCTTGATGAGTATCAGGTACAAGGGATGGAATAGTTACACGACTACAATCCCTTGCTCTTTGGAGGAAAGGATCTCTTGTAGTACATAGTTGTTGATATCTAGCAGCAGCAGTTCCATCTTCTTGTTTTAAGTCAGAAGATTTAGAAGCTACTGCATCAACATCAGTGGTTAAGGTGAGTTCCATTTATGGAATATTCAGACCACTTCCAGCCTGTAAGTCAGTCCTTAGTTTTTTCCTTCCATAACCTCTACGTCTTGACGCAAGTGCTGAACCTTTTGTTCCACCTGCTGTAATTTCTAATGCTGCTGCTGCTGACTGAGCAACTGGACTTGGTGGTGGAGCTGGAGGAGCTTCTGCTATTGCTTTCTGTTCTGCATATCGCTCCTCTTGCGATGCCTTTTGTTCCTCGTATTGACGTTTCTGTTCAGCCATCTGCTCCTTTTGCAGCTCAAGCATACGATCATCTGGTTCTGGGTCGTCCCTTCTTCCACACATAATTAAGTACCTTGATTGTTTTGATCAGCATAGACGGAAATGAGCATCCGCACTACACTCCTTGCTCCTCCATAATGCCAGATATCTCTATCTTTTGCCTCTAAGTCAGGACATTTCTCAGGATATATTTCATCTAACTTCTTAATTAAAGCCTCCTCAATGGGAGGCCATAGATCTTCTTCATTCATAAATCGGTTCCCATAATTTAACTTCACCTGTTACATGATCGTACTCTCCATCACGCAAGATGCGTGTTAATTGAGCAGTCATAACAGCATCAGCATAAGTCCTTCCTTTCTTTTTATACTCCTCTACCACCTTGTTCCACATATCTTTAGGTGATTCCAAATCGCCTAACAATTTCTCGGCAGTCTTAGGACCAACGCCTGTTAAGCCTTTAATATTATCAGTCGCATCACCTTGTAATACTTGTAACATCCAGTTTCTATCTGCTTTCTTTCTTGTTACTAATTCAAGATCATCTTTAGCTAGCAAGGTACACGGTACACCTCGCATATCTTTATCAACAGAAACAATTATTGGATTATCATATCGTCCACCTGTAGCAAGTAACGACATAACATCATCACCTTCTAGGTTAGGGAAACTAACAG